AATATCTAAATCTGGATGTTGCTGTTTGATCAATAAATGTTTTTTTCGATCTTCAGCTAAAAACCTGCCTTTGGTTTCTACAAATATTCCATTGGGGAGTTTGAAATCTGGATGATATTTGTGTTTAGTCTCTGGTTTTATGTAATTAATAACGTGTTGCTCATATTCTCCATCAATTCCTTGTGATTTCAATGCTTCATCAATTTGCATTTCTAATCCACTTCGAAATCCGTATTTTGCTGCAACTTGTTTTTTTGTAAATGCTTTTCTTGGCATAACTTTTAATATTATATGTCAAACCGAACGATAAAGTTCATATCAACATCATCACGTTTTTTAATTGGCGCGCCCAATTTTGCTACTGCTACTAATTCTCCAATATCAGAATAAAGTCCTATAGTCGTAATATAAGGCGAAAAATTAACATTTGATACAAAATCTTTTGGGAATTCTGAATTCGCATCATTTTCTTTTCGTATAGTTGCATTGCTAGTAAAATTAAAGTCATCTTCTTTTACTTTAATAATATACTCATGCTCATACAAGGTAAGTGTTGAATTGTATTCTAAATAAAATTGTTCTAAATATGAGGGTTGTACTTGATTAGTTCTATAATCATACAATACATCATTGAACATTTTATAAGTCGAATTTCCATATTTTGGTCTAGGATCTGTTAAAACAATAATTCCATGCTCATAAAATACATTTCCTACTCGATTTGTATTTATTGCCATTTCTGGGTTGGCTAATTGATTAATTTCATTTTGATTTAATGATTTATCAAAAATAAAAAATTCATCTATTGCACCTCTAAACCCATTAACTGCAGAATCTGCAGAATCTAAACCTAAAGAACCTATAAAAATATCTGCATTATTGTATATATTACCATCAGTAAAAATAGGTTTACTGTCTACTAATCCTCCGTCAATATACAATTGAAATGATGATCCCGTTTTTTGAAGTAATAAATGTTTTCTTACATCTGTTCCTGCAGAATATGTTAAATTTACTGTAGTTGACCCATTTGATATTGAAGCAGTTATTGCACTACCACTCATGTAAATATTAAATGGATATTGACTTGAATTGTAATTTACATTACCAGTTTTAGTAACGTTATTTTTTATATAATTGCCTGTGCGAGTAGTTCTTTTTGACAATATTGTACCCGCGCTAGCAGATTCTTTATAATACCAAAATGAAACGGCATAATCATTTCCTAATTTAAAATTCCATTCATCTCGGTTGGGAATTCGAATATATGAATCATCATATAATCTAGCAGAGTTACCCCATTGTCTTGATAAACTTTCACTCGGCAAATTATAACTCGGAGTAATCCAAACATTTTTAGAAGTAATTTCTACATCTGATACATTTGTTTTTGCTACTATATAGTTAATTCCGTTAGTATCTGTACTTGTTATTGTCGACCCGTAATAGATATCATCATATGTCATCGAATTAAATCCTAAATACAAACGTTGGTTTGATATAGAACTACTTAAAGCAGAATCAATTAAATTTCCCATTCCATCGTCATAAAACGTTGTAGTCGTTGAATTTAATGAAGAATGTTTTAATTGAAGTTTAACAGATCCTGGTTTGATGCATTCTCCGAATTTCTTTTGTGGTATTGAAATTACAGAAGCTTCGTTGTATAGTGTACGATCTATTTTATTATGGTCTAAATATCCGAAAGTGCTATAAGGAAGACCTGCTCTTTTATAATATAAATGATTTAAACTGTACCAAATTAGTGATGCTTCTTTATCATTTACTGAATTAATTAAAAATGACCCGGAATCTAAATCTACTAGATTCGTATCTAAATTAACCTTTTTTCCGAAAAAAATATTTGAATTGGCTTTGATAGCCATTAATCGATCAATACCATCAGTTTGTAAACTGCCTGTGTCAGAATAACCCCAAGATTTATAAACTTTAAATGGAGTTATTGTACGATCTTGACGACCAATTTTTTTGAATACACCGTTTCCCATATAGTAGATAGGCTCTTTAATAATAAATATCAAAGAGCCTATTAAATAGGTTTTTTATAAATTAAAAATCTAATTTTACCTTTATCAAGGCTTCTTTACTATATGATTTTTGAATCGGTTTAGATAGCTTTGCAACTGCTAACAATTCTTGTCTATCATTATACAAGCCTATTGTAGTAATATATGTTTTCGGGTCTTTCCAAAATGTAGGTTGTGCAATTAATCCTGACGAGCCAGTTACAAAAGTCGGATTATTTGAATAATTATACTCGCCATTTTTAATTCTTACAAAATAATGAGTCGATGAAATTGTTTCTTCATTACGTGCATAAAATGCATTTGTCGCAGAATTTAATGAAAACGCTCCTGAAATTGAAGTATATAATTTCCATGCATTATCGCCATTAACATTTGACCCCGTAACTGAATTAAATCCTAATGCTGCGGTAGACAAACCTGAGCCTGCTGTAGAATATACCGCATCCATTCGTGCATTTAAAATAATTATACCCATATCAGGATAGCACAATCCATAATAATGCGGCGCAGTTGAATTGAAAATTCCGTCTGTTATTGACCCAGACACTACATTAAAAACGCGACCGGATTGTGTTAACGTTGGAGGTTGATTTGTTAATCCAGAATCGTCAATTAAAGTTGTTACTCTTCCGGTACCAGATAATTTAACATTAGATCCTGTATGTACTGAATTTGCTATTGTCGATCCGCTTAATTCTGCTAATGTTAATTGCCAATTACCCGGATCTAATCTATCTTTAAGTTTAGATCTATTGAAATTAATAGCATAAATTGCATCAGAACTAACTCCATTTGCAAATGTAAATGTGGTATCTCCCGGATTTAAAAGCAATGAACGATATTGTGAATAAATCGCGCGGGCAGCACTATCATTTACACTTCCTGCTGTGCCCGTCGTTGCTGAACCTGATCCTAGTCGATGACCCCATGCTATAGCAAATTGTGCTTCTGCAGAAGAACCCGATGAATCGTATATGTCATAGTAATAAGCTTTTGAACTAGATGTTTGTAATGATCCAATAAAAGCAGTAGATAACGATGCTTGATTATTTGCAAATAATCCAGAAGTTACTATTGTTTTTTGATTTGTAACTACATCTGAATTAGTATCAAATGTAGTAAATACTTTTCCTGCCATATTGTTTAATTAATCGTATAGATAAAATATTAAGGGCCTACTGTAAGTCCAAGATTATCAATCGCTTCTAGATTTGCTTTAACAGTTAAATTAATAGTAACACTGCCTCCTGTTTCATTTCCAATAATAGTAATAGTAGCAGCAGCATCTTGTATTTGCTGTCTAGCAGTTACTTTAAATGACAACCCAACAGCAGACACTGTCGTTGCTGAATCCGCATCGCCAATAGCAGCAAGTGATACGCCTGAAACGCCTGCAGGGGCTGGAGTAGAAACTTGAAGTGTAGCGACATCCGAATTAGATAAAATAGCAGTATATCCAAATTGTTGGTTGCCGTCTTGAATATTTGCTGTTGACGGCGTAATTATCGTAAATTCATTAACCTTTTTCAATATAATTGACGATACGCCAGCATTAATACTTGGAATTTTTGTAGTTCCTTTTGGTAGCGATAATAGTTTATATCGCATAATATTCGATTCATCAGTAGTAGCTTCTACTAACGGCATATTTTCAATTATCGATCCGTAGTAATTCGATCCAAGTGGATGTGCTGGATTCCACAAATCATAATCAATTTCATCATCCGATAAGGCAAATTGAGTAATTCTAAACTCATTTCTTCCACGAGCTAGTAATTCTCTACCTTTTTTTGTTAAAACAGCATCAACAGTTATCGTGCTATTATTTAAATATCCCATAATATTTTACTTTTTAATAAATATAAACAATTGAAAAAACTAAGAAATTTCATATGAAAGTTTCAAATTTTGTTTATTCATTTTGAATTCGATCATTTGCATATATTAATTTATTCGGATTAACATTTATTACAGTAACAACTGGCTTGCCATCTGTTGTGTCGGGAGAATCAACATTAATATCCGCCCCTGTTAATTTAGATCCATTGAATTTTATATTTTGATAACCCGTTCCATAAAAATTATTTATTTCTGCCTTTTTCAAGCTTGACGAATATGCTAATCCTAACGATGCTGAAAGTGATGAGCTATAAAAATATTCATCGGCTGTCAATAAATATTCAGAAGTTCTTGAATTTAAAACTACCGTTTGTAATAAATCATATGACCCAGATTGCACAAATTTATAATTTGCTACATATTGATTATATATCCAATTTTGACCTAAACGATTTACATTTGTAATATTATCTATACTAGCAGTAATGTAACTATATTCACTTGAAATTATATTTGCATTTACAACGTTAATTGACGAATCAATCAAATCATATTCAGATGTAATATTTGAATATACTTCATATTGATTAAATTCAACATTAATTGATAAATCTTCAATTTCCGGTACATTTCTAAGTAATTTTACTTTATTACGTTCTAATACATTTGGCTCAATTACCAATCCAGAAATAAGATTAACTCTTTGTGGAATTAACTTTTTTATGTATTTGAATAGTGTAAAATCGTATATTTGCAATGCCCGGAAATACGCTTCGAAGTCATTTCTATTATTATACTTTTTCCAATAATTTATTGCAAATGCATTTAAATCGGTATAGTAATTATTATACGTATCTTCTGGATTTCCTATATAATCATCAATTTCAAAATATCCCAATTGATTGAAAATATCTTCATTGATTGCAGTTTGAGGTGAAAAATAAACGCCTAAACGATTTGAATCGATAGAATATCTATCAAATGAAGATTTTTCAATTCTCGTTTGAGTATTTAATCGACGATTCGGGTCTAAGCTAGAAGATTCAATTCGTATTTTATTACTAAATAAAGTAGATGCGCCTAAAGAAGGAGACGGAGTATAATATGTTTCTTCAAATGGTTCAAAATCAACAGATGCATTTGTGTAATTCATAAGATAAATTACACCTGGAATTGCTGAATTTGGCTGTTGTGTTGGTTGATAATATAATCCGCTTCCGGAAGATACATTTTTTGTAGATAAACTAAATCTTTGTAATAATCTATTATACGGCTCTAGAGCCTGACTTCCGGTAGTATTTTTAATTCTATCAACATTGTAAGTATATGTAGCAGGAGATGCTGCATGCTCATTAAGAGTTGCGGCATTCAATGATCCAGACCAAATTCTAATTTCTTGATAATGTCCGCTTAATTTTGTAGATCCTGATGCGAAATATAAATTTTCTCGAACTGTGTAATTTCCAGATCCCGTTGTAAATGAAGCAGACCGATTGTAAATTGTTTTACCATAAAGTGATTTAGCAACTTGAATTTGCGCTCCATTAGATCCTGATATTGATAACGCTACTTGTTGCCAAGAACTGTCAAATATTTCTAAATCAGAAATACTTCCACTTTTTCCGTTAACTATATATGTAAGTGTACCTTGGTTATCGTCTGCAGTTTCTTTAGTTAAAGTTAATTTGCTACCTGAAGTAGATAAAATTGTATACGTAGAGCCGGAATTGTATGTATAGTTATTATCTGTTTTAAATCTAAATTCAATAGTTGTTGGATTTAAACTATTAACATAAGATTGTGTCGGTACAAATAAATAGTTACTTCCGCTAGTAGCTTCCCATGCATAATGAAATACATCATGCACATATTCTGGATAATGGTTTAAATCGGTAAATGTAGTCGGTCCGCCGTATTCTTTAATTGTTAAAATTGTAGTAGGAATGCCAAAACAAGTCAATAAAGCTTTAATTGCGCGGGAACTGCCTTTTGTTTTTAAAATGTAAGGAAGATTGTTTACAATTCGTCTCCAAATTTCTTTAGTATGCTCTCCGTCGGGAATTGAACTAATACCGGTAGTAGTTTCTTGAATTGCAGAACCTGATGCATTAGTTCCTAGCGCGTATTTCCATAATTCAGATTTTTTTCTTCCATTTAATAAACTAAAACCCATGGACTCGGCAACGTGATATAGAAAGTCGCCTGGCATACCATCTTTCGGATGTTCTTCTCGAGTTTTAATAGTTGACAAGTTCTTAATATACGTCCATAATATGTCAAAGTGCTGCCCTAACATATTAACAAACAAAAGAAAATCTTCATTTGCATCTGATTCTACAATATGACCTGGTATTGTACTTATTAATTTATGAATATTAAATTTATCATAAATTTCTGCAATTTCTAGCAAATTATTATAATATGCTATACCTTCTTCTGATGTCGTTGGTATAAAAGTTGTATAAACGCTACTTTCGCCAGCACCCGCACCCCATGTTGTTGCGGCTTGACTCCAAACAATATACGCATCAATCCATGTTAAACTTGAACTACCCGATGCTGTTTTTGGCCATGGATCAATTGAGCCAGAACCTCTATCATTATGCGTATATAATATACTTCCCGTAGATTCAAAGAATAAATACTTTTCAAAATCATCAAATCCGCTTACAACGCGATTTCGGTTTGTATATAAATCGGTTAAATTGTTCTGTAATATAATACTTCCAGATTGAATTGTAGATACTGTGCGAATTCTGCTATTATAGTATTCAATTAATTCAAGTTTATATTTGAAATTTTTAACACGTTCTGTAGCTGAACTATAATGTACAAAATTTTCAAAATTTCTATAATTGATATTCAGTTTAACTCCAGATAAACTTCCGGAAAAATACGTATCAATTATTTGTTGTGATGTTTGTACATTTTGCGTTAATAAATCGTTCCAAGATTTAAAAGTAGTTGCAGATGAAATTCCATCAAATTCTTCTAAATCAAAATTCGGAGGAGCTAATGTATTTGGAACTTCAGCAATATATTTAGGTACAATATTAATTGTATCTAAAATAGGCTGAAAAATTTCTTCTGATATCCAAAGTTTTGTTTTTTCTGTAAACTTTGCTGGCAGTGGGCTGTATAAGCGAATTACAATTTCAGGAGTGCTAGTACCTGCAGTATTAAACTTAACATTAATAATTTCATAAGTTTCATTAAATCCAAAATTTAATACAAAAGAATCAAATATATCATTTTGAGAATAAGTATTCCAGCGACTTTCAAATTCTCGTAATTGATTAAGTAAAGTAGTATTAGTGCTATCAGTTAATTGTAATCGTAATTCTCTTCTGTTAGGAGAAATTTCTTTAATCCATAACGCATCGGATACAAACGATCCTATTACATTATCAAATAAATTGTATATTAATTTATAAGAACCTCTATCTATTCCTAAAGTTTCTAATTCTGTTGAAACGTCAATTAGTAAATATTCATATGATAAAGTATTACTAGCATTACTTTCAATTGAATATAAAGCATTATGGTTTCCATATAAATACGAGCCATCCGGAGTGTATACATGTAATTCTAAGTTAGGGCGATCTCCATTGAGCGTTAAAAAAAATTCTCTAGCATCTAAAAGTTCACGATCAGTGGCATCAATCCTAAACGCTTTGGTAGTATTAGTTGCTGTTAATAATTGATTTCTGTTAGAGTAAACTGATAGTGGCATTATATAAATTTTATTTTAATATCATTTAATTACGAATACTATCCTATAAATTGCTTTATTTTAGAAGCGATATCTGGTGCTATTCGTTCGACAGTATCATACCATGTAATATATGTAGATAAAACGTTTGTAACTGTTTCTTCTATATTAAATAATTCAGTTCGGTTTGCATTTCTCAAAGTTTCTATTGAATTTGTCATAGATGCTGTCGCATCTTCTAAATCAAAGCTTTGGCCATCAATTAATATACTATCAGATCCTTGCGGATCATTACCAGGAAGATAATATGATGTAAACCACGGCCTTAAAGTATCTCTAATTAAATCTTTTAATGTTACGATAGGATTAGCAATAGCACTAGGCGGATCTAAATTTTTCGTTGACCATTTTTCTATCGCGCCGTCATATAAAGTTAAAATTCCATCGTCATCTAAAACTACTTTTGCTGCATAACTTAATGGCTGAGAACTTGGAAATGCTTCCCAATAAGTCTGGTTGCCTAAACGAAAGACTATAAGATTTCCTTTTCCTCCCGTTATTTGTATTTTTAATCCAGCAGTGCCAGCAGCAATATTATTTGCACCAAAAGCAGCCACAGCAGTCATTGTGGATGGTTCTAAAACTGTATTTCCGAATCGATCTATTTGTGTTTTTCGAATTTCTTTCCCATATTCATCAAAATTACCTAAGTAAATTACAAAATTACCGTCATTTTGTATAATTCCAACTGCCTTTCTATTTTTCGAAAGTAATTTATTTTCTATTTTAGGATAACCTGGATCTCCTACTCTTCCTTGCCGATCGGCATAAAGAACGCTTCTAGAATTTAATGTATCAGGTACTTTATTCGTAGCTTTTAGTTTATCAATTTCTTCTTGTAGCCTGCGTATTAAATCTTTATCACTATTATTTTCTGCTAATAATTTAGCACGTGCTTCTTCAAGCGCTTGAAGCTTATTTTCCAAAAACTTAGTTGGATCATTTACACTTCCAGCAAATTCTTCAAAATTAATATCAATAACTTGATTAAACTTTGCTTGACTTGATTTTGTAACATTTAAGTTGAAAATTCTTCGAGATTTAGATAAATCTATATTTTTATCTAAAATAAATGTACCTTGGTCGTTTTTTGAATATTCTGCGTATGTAGCAGATTTAGGATTGTTTAAATCTATATTTGCAGAATCTCCAATTGAAGTAACTTCATGTAATTCGTATATTGGCATTATTTCGTTATTTTAAAAGTAAAATCACTTGAATTAAAATATTCGGTAATTCCTGAAAATTCAGATTTAATTTCAAACTTATAATAGCGTTCCGGATACATCATAGTAGTATAAAAATCAAAATAACTACCACTCGAATCAGTATTAATTTTTGTATAATTGCTATATGGAATTATAATTTGGTCACTATGCGCATCTTTAATTTGATAATATGAATTTACCGGTAATGCTTTTATTGTAGCAAATATAGAATTTTGAGTAAATACAGGTCTAGGATATTTCGGTCTAGATCCTAATAATACTCTAACTTTTTTATCTTTTAAATATTCACCTTTAAATGATCTTGCATATATAATTGGAGAATCTTCATATGTTATTACTGATAGCGATCCTGTATTATAAGTTTGTGATCCTGTCCATTGAATGTATAATTGCGGTTCGAATACTGTAGTAGTATCCGAAGAATAAAATTGAATATTTGCCTCTGGATAATTAGATGCTGTAATTTCTGCAGTTTTTAACGAAACTAAAAATCCGTTGTTTGGATACGTTCCATTGTACCAATATTTTACTGCATTAGTTACATTAATATTAACTAAATCATCAGATTTAAAACTAAAAGATTGACTTGCAATTGATTCAGTTATGTAGCGGCCTCCGCCAGATTCCGACACATATAAAGTTGTCGATTTTTCTGTAGTGGCAGAAGTCCATGACAACGAACCAGATCCAGCTACTGTTTTCCACGTAACTCCATCTGTAATACTTGTTGCGTTAAGTGTAGTAGCTGGTAAATGAAAATATCCAGACCCATTTGCCCAATCTTCAGAAAGCATTTTTGCTTCTATTGTATATGATTTAGGCAAGTCAGAATATTGTACTGTATATAAACGTAAATTTGCATTAATATCGTTAATATTAATTCCATTTTCACTTAAGGAAGCTGATAAATTAGTTAAATCAAATTTTATTAAAATTCTAGATTCTGAAAAATTTCCAGTAGAAACATCTCCTTGCTTTTTCAATTCTAGCATAGCATCTAATCCTGTATTTCTATACGGATCGTTTTCATATATTGTAGCATCTTGTAATGCTGGTAAAGACCAAATCATAATTTATATAGTTTAAAGCGTGGTTACTTTTCCAACAATATCTTTATTCGGATATTTAACTTCAAATATTGAAGGATCTAAAGATGGATAAATTACACCAGCTTTAGTAGCAGCATTGATATCATATACATTTCCAGAATATCCATTTACAGTTTCGAATAAATTTGAAATTTTAATTTTTGAAACTGTCTGCACTCCTTCGATTCGATCTAAATCTGTATATAGCTTCGATATAACAATTGGCTGATTAATTTGCCATAATCTATTATTAAATATTTCTTTTAATTTAGAAATACATCTTACCAATACTTCATTTGAATTATATTCTGGTAATGTAATAATTTCAAATTGAATTCCAATATTAATTACAAATGCAGTTTTAATATTAACAGCATCTGTCAACATTCTATATTGACTTAAATACGTTTTTAAATTATTTAATACTGCCGGATTTAATGGAGTAAATGCTCCATTTCCGTCATATCCTAAAGTATATAAGTTAATTGCTAACGGATTAGGAACTGTTAATCTGCCAGTATCAACCGCTACTTGCTCATCTTGAATTACATACGCTTTAGCAACAGAGCCAAATCTTGCAGGCATTGAATATGCACGAATTACATAATCTGAATTTGTCACAGCTCTTTGCTGTGCTGCAAAATTTGCCATAGCATTTTGACGAAGTTCGTCAATTGTTTCTTCCGATTTACCGCCAGTTGCTGGTGTCGGATTTGTCGTAGCCACAGATGCTTTAATTCTATCTAATAACGTTTTATCAAGCGATTGTGAATCGATTTCATATTCTATTCTTACAATATTACTAAGTGAATATGCATTAACATTTGATTCAATTCCACCGCCAGTTGAATATGTAACAGTTAATACTGTATTTGATGGTGCGAGTCCATAAGATTTGGTATACATGAAATTTGACGGATCAATTGGATGATCAAATTGCAATTGTAAACCAGTTAAAGAAGATCCAACATTATCGGGATTTGGTATTAATTCCTCATCCGTATCGGCTGAAATTCCCGGGCCGAATTGAATTTCTAATTTTCTGTCAGCTCGAAATCTTGTTACAAATCTTCTTGCTGTCTTTTTTAATTTTAATAAATACGGAACACTTGGATATTGTGATAATTCCGGATCATGTTGTACTGTATTAGAAATTGTTTCGAACACTGTATCTTGAGCTAAATACGGTACTTCAGTCCATGTATTATTATCAGAATCGGTTATTGAAACGACTTCAATCGCATCTGTAGTATCTAATAAAATTTTATCAAAACGTTTTGCATTTCCAAATCTATATGATTCAGTAACTAATGTACCAGCAATTGCTTTAACTGATTTTTTTAAAAGATAATATACAGGTTCTTTATTATCATTAACTTGATATATTGTTACATCTGTCGAATCAAAACTACTAGAAGCTCTAAAATTAACTAATGTCGTCGTACGAAATTCAATATTTGTAGTATCATCTCGAACTACCATTCCTTCTTTTAAAGTCAGTGCATATGACCAATCGGGTATTTTTGATGACCCTTCTGTTTTTGCAGGTAATAACTGAAATACATCTAAATCAACAGTAGCAGGAATTTTATTTTTAGCTTTATATCCAACAGATGCTGCTAATCCTACTATATTTCCTCTTTCAGCAGCAGCGGTTAATAAAGATTCTTTAAGTTGGTTATCAGTATAATATGATAACACATCCCCAATATATGATGCCATTTCCATGAACATCATCCCTGGCGAAGATTCATTGAAATCATTGTAAGTATTAGGAAAATACTGTTTGGTAAATTCGATCAAATTCGCTCTGAATTGATCGAAATCTTTATTAAGATACCGTATGTCTTTTTTAACTTTTGCCATTTATTTAAATTTCAAATGCGCCCGTTCCTGTGACTAGAAATGTAATTGGGGTTTCAGATATTTGACCGTTTATAGAAACTTTTAATGATATAGTTACGCCATGCTCTTCTAAATCAGGGCCAGTTGCGACTACTGTTTGTATGTTTAAATCTACTATACTAATATATGGTAACCAAAAACTTATCGCTTCTGAAATTTCGATTGCAATTTGCTCTTTTAATTCCTCAGTATTTTGATTG